ATGTTTACAAATGTTAATGCGGGTGCCAATCCTGTATGAGCGCCAACAGTTTGCACTCCGCGAGTCATAGTTCCGGTGTCGATTGCAGTTCTAAACATGTTGTTAGTGAAAACGGTGTTATCTGCTGAACCACCATTATAATCTTCAGCCTGAAGATGAATACCTGCGGAAGCGGCACCAACAATAAGAACTGTATTGTTACTGATAACACAATCTTTCGGGCCGCCGTAAAGCATAATCGGGCCCCGGTTTGGTGCCCAGCTACTACCCTGAAGATCTGTTGGAGTGCGCGTCCATTTAATGACGTTACCCGTCATAACAACATTGCTCGCAGTGTAACTAATAATTGCAAGTGCCCACCATGTAGAATCTGCAATAAAGTTATTTGCAACAGTAACGTAAGAAACGCTTTCAACCGCTACACCGCGACGGAACTTGCCGTAAATAATATTTCCGCTAACGGTTACACCGTTATTATCATGTGGGCCAACAACTGAAGCTGAACCAGGGAGCCCTTCAACACTAATACCAATTCTTGCATCAGTGCCAGGAATTGCAACAACAACATTTCCTGTAATTGTTGCAAGAGAAGCCCACGTTCCAATTCCATCACCACGATCTTCACCGTAAGAAGAACTCGAACTAGCACCACCACCAGCACCGTTAGCATAAACATGGTTACCGATAAATCGGTGATTATAAAATTCACCACTTGATGTTCCGCAAATACCGGTTTGAAAACCGTAAACATAGCAGTTGATAACGTTGATATCGTTACCAGCAGCCTGAACACCTTCAGTACGACCACCTGTAGGAAGGCCAAGAAGATTAGGGTTCGTTACTCTAACACCGTCGAGTGTGCAATTGGAACGAAGTTTAATAGCACCAAATCCAACAATACCTGCTGTGAATCGAAACTCACCGCTACCATGAATGCTTGTATTGGCGGGAATCTCGAGTGGAATGTCAAGATTAAGAACATCCCCGCGCGGGAGAATCATGGACTTACCTGCATTAGCGTTAATAAACGCCTGAACAGCTACACCACTAGGAATAACCCCAGTAGAATCAATATTGTCTGCTCTAATTGGAATATGTCCACCGTAAGTTGTGTGAAGAAACTTAGCGCTATCCGTATCCGGGTTGGAAATAATCCCGAAAATTACCGGGTCACTAACCTCAATAGTGGAGTTGATAATGCTTTCAACGGCAGCATCAACATAAGCAATCATCTCGTCAATTGCTACTTCAACGCTTTTGCCGTCAAGATCACCAATCGCAGTAACAACGAAATCATGCTCAGCCTGAATGGCAGCATTAACCGTTTCAATGAGGCGATTAACCTCTTCGGTAAATGCATCTTCAAGACCGTCGTAATTCGTCTGAACCCAAGGGATAAGAACACGCTGAATATAGTTAACAAGATCCTCAAAACGCTGAAGATAAGTCATACCGTCGCGGTAAGTAAACGGTGTAATATTCGGCATGGGCGAATACACCGGAGTGTAGGGAGGAATAACGGGAGGAATTCCAGGTGCAGGAGTAGACATTAGTAAACCCATCCATAATAGTAGTTGTTAGCAGATGTGTAAGAGTCGCCGTTATTCAACAGCATCATAAAGCAATCTTGAAGTTCAAGAAGAATAGAGCTGTCAATGTTCAGCAATGAATTGCGATATTTATTTATTAGATCCGACGCGGCACCCTGATATCCTGTAACAAGATTGTCCCTATCAGTCTTTGTATTTCCCGTTGCATTGCTATCAGTCTCAGTGTTCGCAACAGTATCAGTACTTCCAATAGCCTCAGCAGTCTGATCAGCAAAAGAAGTAGCATCCGCATGACTAACAGAATCACTTGCAGCAGTAGCGTAATCTTCATTACCCGACAGCATAGTCTGAGGCGTTTGAGATTGAACAGCGCGACCACTACTGTCGTTAGTTGTAGTTGTATCCGTAGACGATGTAGTGTTATTAACTTCACCTACATTTGTAACGGCATCAATACTAGCGTGCGCTTCAGTAACTTCATCTTCATTCTCTGTGGTAACAGAATGAATAAGCATAGTTGCCAAAGCCTCATAAGGAATTTCCTCAGACAGATACAACTTGTTATAATAAGGCATAATCTGATCCATCTTACGACGAATCATAAGTTGCCAATTATCAATTGTTTCAGTTGCAATTTCTCGTGTAAAGTACTCGTCGATAATTTTCCCATTAAGAACCTTGCGATAGTTCTCGTTGAAGATTGGGTATGTTCCCAAACCAATCTGCAAACCCTCATCAGGCAATACAGGAAGTTTACCGTAAGTTACTTCTTTGAAAATAACAGACTCATAAGAAATCTGAAAATCTCGAGGGTTAGGTGACGTTCCATAAAGGCGCTCAATAACGTCACGAAGTTCCATTGTGTAGGTGGACATTACTTAACCGCCTTAAGTCTAGCATCCCCAGAATCGGTTTCTTCACTATATTCTTCATCAGTGTTGAGAGCATTTTGTGTTTCAAGTTGACGCTTAGCCTGCTTATCAGCCTGAATATCAGCCTCGACTTCCACCATGAAATCTACTGTAACTTCTTCTTCAAGATCACCAGAGAAAACTTCGTTAATCATATCGCACGCTTGACGGCGAGCATTAAGGCTAACGAACCTCATCGAATCAGTTTGACCATCATTGGCGCCAACCTCAGCAACAACAAGACGTTCTTTCTTATCCTGGTTAGCAGCGTCAATTCCAAGCAAAGTCATGGCTTCATTCCAAATGCGAGTCCTAAGCAAACTAAGTTTGTCGAAAGATTCAGCATCTACACCAAGATCGAGAGCCTCAATAAATTCCATATCTTGCATCGGGCCAGTAACCTGCATAAGTTCATCACCTTGATCAATTCCACGTGCGAAATTGACCATAGACAATTGCATGTTTGGTGAACCTTTTATAACTTTGTTTCTCCGAGAATTCTTAGAGTTAATCTCAAGAGTCCGGTCAATGGTCGCAAGACGAGTAGCATAAATCTTAACGATATCAATTTCGGGTGAACGTAGATAGTTAGCCCAAATAGGAATTGCTTTGAGGCGCTTTTCTTCATCATCAAGATCCATATGAGCAGCAGGACTATACGCGCTGATAATCTTGTTTTGGAACTGAGCCGGCGCTGTATCGGTAGTTGGTTTAATAAGTGATCCAGGGCCGATCACTGTGAAACTTACCGGATTGTCAAGCATGTTGACAAACCCTGTACCGGTTCCGCGAACTGCAAGAAGTTTGTCGTAATCTTTATCCCAATAAACTACGGCTAGAGCATTGAAGAAAAGACACATCTCGAGAAAACGCGGATCAATAGATGCGGGAAGACCTGTCCACTTAAATCGGTTTACTGCAAGTTCTGTCATGTTTCGTTCGAGCAACCTAGTAATTGCCGCTTCACGAGCAATTGCAGGATTATATTTAAAGCCTGTACTACCAAATAGATGTGCCTGATAAATTTCGTTAGCCCCGCCACCGCGCTTAGACTTAGACATTAGTAACTGATACCGCCAATCGGAACATTAGATCCCATATCTACATTACCAATATCTGAGGGTGATACCCAAACGGTAACACCCTTTTCAAAAATACCTCTAATTGCTTGCTTGAAAGACTCAGGCATACCGCCAGCAATAATGTAAGTTTCTTGAAGTTTCCAATAACTAAACTTAGTCATTACTTTGAAATCAGCAGGGATACGAATAAACGATTGAACCGAGTATCCATACCTCAACCAAAAGTCACCTATACGTCGAATTGCAGAAACGTCAATAAGTTTTACTCTCATGTGAATTCCAAATTCCTGATTCAAGAAATTAAGAACGTCACCACCCTGCTGACCACTAACGCTAGGCTGAATCATATTCGTGTCGTTAACCTGAGCGTTAATACCCGCCAAAGCATTAGCGTAATCACCCTTAGCAGCAAATTGTGCAAGATCGTTGTTCGAGTCAAGAATAGCAATTGTGTTACGTGCATTAATATCACGAGATGCAAGGGCAGCAGTATTACGAATATTAAGCGCCTCGGTATTAGCGCCAATTTGAATCAGAGTCTGCCCCTGGTTAGTAACGCCCTGAATGCCTGCGGATAGTGCGCCAGCAATTCCTCCCTTAACACCGCCACCAAAACCTGCACCGCCAGCACCGCCAGACAACATTCCGCCAATAGTGCCAACAAATGCTTGATTGCCCATACTGTCATTTTGATTATTAGTCTGAGCAACGTCAGCCTCAATACCAGTTCTAGTCAATGCAGCATTAGCAGAAACTTGACCCTTAGTATTGTCATAAGTATTCTGGGCAGCATGAAGCGCGCGTTGCTGAGCCCAACCAGCAGAATCTCTAGCCCAACCAAGACTAAAGTTATGCGATGCCAAATAAGAAATACCCATGTTGTTAACAACAGACATGGTAGGTGGATTAACAATAGCAGTAGCGTGATCGAAACCCTCGCCACCATCATTATCAGAACCTGGCCCATTATAACGATCAGGGTAAAACACATACTTAGCGCTAGGCGGAATCACGTTCGCTACTTCACGAACATAAGCATCTGTGTTCTGCCATAGTTCAGGCTTCAGTGTAATGGGGTTGCCTGTAAGTGTCGTAAGTTCAATAACACAATATGGCGAAGTGAGAAACTTGCTAAGATGCTGATACTTAGCAGGAAGCGCATTACGAATAACTCCACGAAAATCACTCATCATATTGTGAGTAACTTTATGTGGCCCTTCGTATTCAAGTTTAGTGGGTTCGTCAGGATCTGAATTCCAAACAATTTCTCCACCATCGTAATACCGATTAAGGTTTGGAACGATGCTAGCAGAAATAATACCCTGAGTATGCCACGGCTTATCCGTCATTGACAAAAGCCAATTTGTGAAGTTGTTTTGAGACTGCCAACCATAAACGGAAGCACCGCCAGGCATACCCAAACCCTCGCTACCCCAAGCACTACGGAGTTTAGGTTCAGCAACAGTTCCAGGATCACTGTCCAATTGAACAGTAGAAATAACTACGATATTGTAGTTGCCGGGCTCGTATACAGGGCCACTCTGATCCCTGGCCGTCATAATAATATGCTTATGGTGGTCGATTATACGGAGGTCACTACCAGTATCAATACCCTCAGGCACAGTGAGGTAATCACGCCCGTAATTATTGAGATTGTTATAATTTGCAATCCCGATATGTCCACGCTCGACATAGCAATTTCCAATCGCAATATCGTAAATATAAGTCTGCCACACATCGAGTTGAATAGTAATCTCGGTAGTGTTAGGTGCAACATACTTGCTTCCAAGAATGAAGTAGTAGTAATTCTTAACCTCATCGCCGTCGATGGGTTGAAGAGGGTTAGTTGCACGAAGATAGTTGTATTTGTTTACTCGAGTATGAGGAATGTTAATTCTAATTGGTTCATTAGGTTTAACATACGAAAGTTGATTTACTTGAATACCGGCAGGGCCAAGTCCATCAATATCTCCATCAAGTGCCGCTCGATCGGCGAAACGAGTAACGTCGCGATAATCGTTATTCCAAGGGACATTAACAAGGTCGATACGCGTTCCAGGAACCCACAACGAATAGTCAAAATCTTGCCCGAAATCGTAAGCAAGATTAGGTTCACCTGGATTGTTCTTTGGCATATCCCTTAATGTCCTAAATGGTTATTGGTTCGAGAAGTGGGGTAGTAACTTCCGCCAGGATGATTACTACCCCACTTGGTATTTGAAACTACTACTTCTTCTCTTCGGTTTTCTTAGCCGTTGCGGTGCTGGGGGCATCGGCGGCAGGAATACCTGGAGTATCGTCAGTAGCAACACTCGGGTTAGGCCAGGGGATAATCTGGTCACCATTAATCGGAAGTTCGACCTGAGCCTGAACAACCGGAGGAACACTATCAACAGCGTAAATCTTGATAATGGCAGATTCCGAAGTCTCGTCGGGGCCAATCTCAAGAACACCGTTGTTAGTAATGCGAGAGAACGTAGACTGAGTGTTCTCAAGAACGTGTCGAACAGCGTTGTTCACGCCGCCGGCCGGAGTAGTAACAGCATTAGACTCAACACTGTAAAGTTCTCCACGAAGAAGTTCAGTAGCAACTGCACCCTCTCCATCCTTAACGACGATAGCGCTGATTCCGGTAACGGGAGTTTCGGTAACAGTAATCAACGTGCTAGGACGAGTCGAAGAGAACATGACAAGAGGCGCAAAGCGAGAAGCGCTAATAACCTCCCAGTGGTGGAGCCAGTAGTTCGTGAACAGCGCGGACGGGTTCTGAATTGCTGTCGTTTCAATGCGCTGATCAGCAACAACGAAGAACTTGTTGGTAGTAAGGATCGCCTGAACACCCTCAATACCAAAATGTTCAACGGGGAGAACCGTCTTACGCGATGCGAATTCAGCCTTAGAAATATTGAAAGCAGCAGCAAGTGCTTCAACATCCATAGCAGCATCGGCAGTAGCAGTGACAAACAATTCGAGTTCGTCGGGTCGAGCGGCTACAGGAAGACCGGCAGGGTTATAAACTCGACTAATAAACGGAAGAGTGTTTGCATATTCACGAAGACGACGCAAAAGGAAACGAGAATCAGCAGAGTCACTAGCAACGTCAGAAACGTCAGGAACGTTTTCAATGAAGTAACCGCCGGCAAGATCGAATTCCTTAAAGACATTGGCCATGAGAAGATATTCATCCCATTGGTCAGAAGTCTGAGGCATGGACATAAGGTTCGTAATAAACTCACCAAGCCCGTTGCTAGTAAGGAAAGCGTTACGAAGAAGCGGTTCCTTAATCGTAAGCTTGTACTTGTCACGGCGATTAACCGTGTGATAAGAAGCCTGAACCTCAGGCGTCATAGCGCCAAAGACTTCCTTTTCAAGTTCATCACGGTCAGGATCATAAGACGTGGCTTCAAGAAGCCCAGCCATGATCTCTTCAATAGTCTCACCATATTCAAGCGTTCCACGCTTAAACTTAGCAAGAGGATTCGTCCAGATAGTGTTCTGGAAGATCACAAGACCAATTCGATTGACAAGAGCGTCAATGAACTGATTCATAAGAGGCTTGTAAGTGTAAAGAGACTGAATAACAGACTGAACATTAGCCTGCGTAGCCTCGGGAACACGACGCTGATAATCGTAACCAGCCTCGTTGCGAACAGCGTTAAGCCATTCTACGTTAGTAAGATCGTCACGAAGTGGACGAAGATCAACTACCATGATTAGTTTCCTGACTTGACGAACAAATCGTCGATCGAAATAGTGGCCGGGTCAATTTCAGGATCAGTCTCAGGATCAAGCACCGAACCAGTATTCACGGTAGTACCGGGAATTTGCATGGCAAGATCAAAATTCTTTGCTTTCTGAGCCGTAACATCGGCATTGGCAGCAACAATGGCACTATCCCTTTCGGCGATAGTGCCATTCAATTCTTCGATCTTTGCGTCACGCGTTGTAACATCGTCTGTATAAAGAGTGTGCAAATCGTGCGCAATCTTAAGAGGGTCAAGGTCTTCCTTACCCTCAAGCGAATCAATGTAATCGCTAAATCCAGACATTTCTTGTTTCCTTTACTAAATATTAATGGCCTAAGTAAAGTGGCCGGCTACCCTAAACGGATAACCGGCCACATATTCGGGCGATTAAACAAGTATCTAGTAGGTTGCAGCCCAATTGTACCAGAGATTCCGAACCAACGGAAGCATTATCTCTGAACCTAAATACTGAATCTAATAACCACGAACATTATTCTGAATCTACTTCTTGGACTTAGCGTCCTCAGTAAATTCAGCGATCTCTTCGTCAGTGATTTCGTTATCACTGTCGGCGCTTTCGCCCTCAACAACAGGCTTAGCACCGCGACGACCCTTGTGCATCTTAGTAAGGGTGAAAACAAGTTTCACGGTTCCAACCTTGACGTCGTTACCGTCTTCGTCCTTACCTGTCACCTTGACGTCATCTTCATTCTTGACGCGCAGACGCGCAGTCTTCTGAATGTTGTTGGCGGCACGCTGGAATTTCAACTGCTCGCGCTGAGATTCGTTTACGTCCACGACGAGAGTGACGCTCTTGTTTTCGTCATTAAGGTCAGCCAACTGCTGGACAACCTCCACGTACTCGTTCAGCTTCTCTTCGGGAATGAAATCTCCGAAAATGATTTCTGCCATTGTTTCGCTTTCTCTTTGTATTGCGTTGTGCGGATGGATTTAAGTTTTAGTAATCCCAGATGCAGGAATTGATATCGTAGTAATCAATCTCATCTTCTGGGAGGATCATGGAAGGGTTGACGTTTACCGGTGTGATTACCGTTTGGTTATTGATTGCCATTTTTCCCTCCCTCTGGGTTGTCCAACGATACCATATCGGGAGTTGCTTTGCCAGCCCTGAAATTGATTTTATACGGTCGATCGACAAGTACAACACCGCCCTCGACGCGTTTTGCAGCAAGTTTTCCATTAATAATATTACCGTCATAAAGTGCGTCGAAGTTCAGTTGCTTAGCAATATGCAACGGCAAGCCGGCAATTGCTGAACGAAAATTATGCTTATGGTTGCAATCAGGATCGCAATCTTCTTCGTGTTCATTAATCTCAGAAACTTGTTCGAGATAAAACTTCGATCGAACATAGAATGAGTCGATAAATTTGTATTCGAGTTTCCATGCGCCTAGTTCGGTAGGATGAACATTCATTCCGTCGGGAACTTCGTCACAAAGCAAATGCAAAGAGTCGGTATCGCAATATGCGAAAACATCGTAGTTTTTCTGTGCTTCACGAATCACCATATTGCGCGCATATGACGTAATAAAAACAGCCATAGCGACATAAACCGGATCGGTAATATCTTCCTTGCCGTCGATATAATCGACAACGCCGTGTTCATTAAGAACAGGAATTTTACCTGAACGATCCGGGTTAGTTCCAAACTTACCGTAAAGAGAATTAAGTTGCAACTTTGCAATAGCCCTAAGGCCACCTTTATTCTCACTTTTAATCTTCATCCATTTGTCGATATAGTCATCGAACATGCCATATCGTGCACGAAATTTATATCCTCCAAGATACATGAGAATAGTAAGATCGTAGTGTTTCTGAATCAATGCAAGGTCAACGTTTGTAAGCGCCATTTCTTCACAGTCAAATACTTCAGAATATTCTACATTGTGAAAATAACCTGCAAGCATAATCTGAACACATGGAATATGCCCAGGCTTAAGTTTACCTGAAAGTAGATAATAATTAATAACGAGAGGAAACTCGTCGTCAGGCTCGGGAGTGTCGTTATCCCAAACCGGTTCACCATACGGAAGCAACATATGCCTCATAACGTACGGGTACATAGAGTTAATATCAAGAGCAATACCTGCTCCACAATGACGTTGACGAAAATTCGGGCTAGCGTAAGTAAAACCGCCACGATATGCACGTCTTAAATCGGCATCCCAATCCCTGCTCAATACAGGAAACATAGTTTTAAATTCGTCGCGTCCAACCATTTCTTTATATTCTCGCATGGCATCCGCGGACGAAGTAATACTCGTCATATTCTGAACTTTAAGAATAAGCATTGCCTGACCAACAATAGAAACATCTCGTTTCAAATAGTCAATCTCAGCCTCATCTGGTATATAACCAACAGGTCGAGGTTTACTGTAGTCAAGATCACCTTTACTAATTTCAAGATCATAAGTCTCAGCAACAGCGCGAACCGACATATTGAGTTTCTTATATGAATCCTTAAATTCTACGCTGTACCCTGTTGCAAATTTTACTGTAATTGCATAGAAACTATTCATCTTATTGATGATAGTCATGAACATGTTTTCTTCAAACTCATCTTCGTACTCTGTGTGTTTGAAGCCGTTTTTAAGTAAATAGTCCAAAAGGAACTTACCATCGAATCCGAGGTTGTGGAACCACACAACACTATTCTCGGTTTCAAGTCGATCCAAGAAAGATTTTATATCAAGACCCCACTCGACAATTTCCATATCAGGTGTGTCAATTGGAACTAAACCCCATGACCATACACGAATGTCATCTATATCTGTCGTTGTTTCAAAGTCAGCGACATATTGAATACGTGTAGCCGTCTTACTTTTATTTGCGCCTCTTTGCCTCTTTGGCGCGGTCTTTATCTCTTTGAGTGAGGTATTGTTCTTCTGATTGAGGAAGGCTTTTTGCCCACTGAGGAAGGCGTTGAAGTCCACGGTTTGAATCCTCTACTGTCCTGGCGGAATACGGCATTTTCTCTGTGTCATCATCATTTGCCGCTTTATATGTTTCGTACTTAATACCCATTGCTTCCATGAAGTTTGTGCCGTTCCATAGAATCATGAGTTGAAAATCTGTCATTTCTTCATATTCTTCACGACTTTCACCCATAGCGTCAAGAATTTTATAGAGATGTGCTCGATTACCTCGAGTATTTTCTTCTTCCCAATTATCGGTATCTTTTGGAGACATTCTATCTTCAAATGCTCGCATTTGATCAACACTTGAGAAACGAGATGGATCAATCTTATAATCTGAATACGGGGAAAATGATTGATCCTGATTATCGCGTTTTGCTAACTTAGTTTTGGCTTCAGCAATTCTTTCTCCGTCTGGAGTCCTAATATCGCCATATTTAGATTCCCACTCTTTGGCTTTAGTTGAGAGTCGTGCCGCTCTTTTAACGATTTCTTCTCTAAATTCATGAGCCGGCAATGGAACGCCTTTTCGTCCGCCAATGTATTGATTGTTACGATTCACGAACTGATTGTATTCGTGAAGAACAATCTTCAAAGCGTGTTCACTATAACCCTTAAGTTCACTATGAGGAATTCTAGGGTCAAGATCACTACCTGAAAGTTTAGTGACACTTTTTTCTCGACGCAATCTTGCAATCTTACGAGTTACTGCTTCTCGTCTTTTTGAGATTTCTTTGCGGAGATCATCGGCCTCACTCACAATTTACACGCTGGCGAACTGAGTCGAGATTTGTTTCAAAAATATAGTGGATTTGTGCATTGGCATGTTCGATGGATTCTTTCCATGAACTAACATACTCAATGAATCCGTCGGGATAAATTAGCATCCACAAATTAAACACCGGCAGAGGGCGAATAACGTACATGGCTGCAACCTTTCTTAAATGAGACAAAGAGGGGCCACTATTGCTAGTGGCCCCTCTCTGTGAATTGAACGCGGTTTACTTAGCCGGCTCAACCTCAGTGTCATCCGCGACCTTGATCGTCATGTAGCGGTAGCCACGACGGCCACGCTCTTCGACAACCTTAATCGGAAGCGCTTCTGCCCACTTGTCAGGCTCACCGAAAACATCGAAGAGAGTCTGAATTGCGAGCACGATTCCGCCACTACCGGACGCATATGCAACATCATTGTCGGAAATGAGAACCGTGCGGAGGAAGTTCTCAACCTCGCCCTTTTCGTTCTCAGTAGTGACAGGCTGAATGATGACATGCTTGAGGTTAATCGTTTCCCCCAAGTGTTCTGCGAGTGATTCGGCATTGGTGATCGCGGCGAAAACGCGCTTCTGAGTAGCGAAGTCCGTTCCCTTGATCGACGTGTAACGCTGCTTGCTAGCGGCGTCCAGTTCAGCAATGTCGTTTGCCATGATATGCTCTTTCTTGTTCTGATTTGTGATCCGGTTTTAACCGAACCTATGCCGCGCGAGGATCGCAGAGGCACCCCGCCAGTCTATCAGAAACCAGGTTCGTTGTGGGCGGCAACATATCCTTAATATTAATGAGAATCATTCTCAATAAGGATTTAATGCTCGAAGTAATAATCGAATCAAATCGAAAACAAATCAATATATGATACATTACTATACTATATACTGATGCATTCTTAGTTTAAGTTGACAAATTATGTGGTAAATTGTGGATTAACTCAATTCATAACAATTTAATAATCAAGTTAATAATCCACTAAAGTCTGCCC